CGGCACCTCCCGAGCTCAAGGTCTCGAGAGAGCCCTTGAGCTCCCCAAGATACTAGCTCTCGCTAGTATCCACAAACCATTTAGGTTTGTGCCAGTCCACCCCGTAGTCGGGATGGACGTACCGTGTCATGATGTTGACGGACACGGGGCGTCCAGCAAACTGAAGGTGGTCATGGCTAAGAGGATCAGATACACCGATCAACTTCGTCATAAACCACTTCATCAAAGCCCGATCTCCGTCAAGAGGTGAAGACCTCTTGACATAAATCGGAACAGCGGCCCTAACCAGGGGTCGCTGTAACTGGCGGTCCATTTTGTGGACCTCGTATCCAAGAAAGGATACTTTGCCAAGGCCAGGTGCTCCTTCGGTCATAGCGGGGAAAGGAATTATTTCCTCTATCCACTGATCGATCGATTTCACTGTAGACCAGAATCCGCTTTTGTAAAGCAGATTTCTGAACTCAACGAAACCGATAAGAGGTTCAGTTTGCTTCCGATGTGTAGGAATCTCTCTACGAAGACGAACGATAGAAATATCTTCGTCATCGTAGTAGTCCTTACCGCAAGACTCCCGGAACTTACCGTTCCAAAAAGACTTGTGCTTCGAAACTGTAAAACCAAAGTTTTCCAGTTCGGAGACAACGGAGGTGGCAAATTCTACTGGGACAATAATATCGTCCCCGTAGACACGCACATGTCCAATAAAGCTCTCTAAGAGTTTACGGGACAATGGACGGCGCATACTCTTCTGAATTCCAAGGAAGACAATAGTCGTAAAGACTAAGGCTTCTATAGGAAAACAGAGAGCAGACCCCATAGACGCGAACTTGGTCAATGGTGTAATACCATGACCTTGTACGTCCGCTAGATAGGATCTCGTGTCCTGAACTCCGTTCCAAAGGTTCGGATGGTCAGTAAACAAGATATTCACTAGTAGATTGGACACACTGTCACTAGCATCACTTAAATCAAGTGTTGCATTGGTTCCCAAACGGGATCCAATCCTTGCCATTACCTGGTTAGGGATTTGGCTAGAGTAGTCGACAAAATGGTGGGAGAAGTTTACTTTCTTTCTCTTACCATATTTAAGGAAAGGTTCCTTAAATTGAATCTCAAACTCTCGCTTAAGAGCCTGCTGCATATATTGCATAGCAGTGGGTTCAATAGCGATAATTCGAGGTTTGTCCAACGTTTTAGGAACTGAAATCACCCTAACGGGGATTTCAGGTCCAGGGTCCATGTACGATGCCCCGGAAGCAAGGTAGCTCGAAAAAGATGTGTAGAAGAACTTTCCACTCGGAAAGCTACACTCCAATCGAACTGGCCATGCCACTTCCGATGACCACTTGGAATTACCAAGGTGTCTATCGGCCGTAGCTCCGGGTCCATGACGAGGCACAATCTCCTCACGATTGATCTTACGATCGATCGCGTTGAAGATTGGACCAAACAATCTTCTAGACATCTGGTGATAACGAAATAAATCGCTATCTTCGATAATTCTAGAGGATGGGATCCGTTCCTGCAATCCTTGCAGATCAAAACCGACTGATGCCGGCGATGATGACCCAGAATACAAACTGGATCGAGCGATCTTGTCAGACGAATCGTACACATGTTGTTCCCTTACCATAAATGAATCAAAAGCCTTCTTCTCCCTTACGGGAGTCGTTGGCGCATTTACTTTAGCCCACATCAGCGAGAGCTGACGAAGGGAGTGAATGCAATCCACACATGGTGAGGAAAGCAGCCGTCCACTCAACGGTTCGAACACATTCTCCAGGAAACCTCGAAATAATTCGGGGAGACCTGCCCTCTTCTCAAAAGCGAGAAAAAGGTCGGGAGAGACGAAACCTTGGTCAAGACTCTTTTGGAAGTCTTTTCCATAGTTAGCCAGGGTGATGCCTAAAAAGGCAAACCCTTCGTGTTCGTACCGCGTCTTGATTCTTTTGAAATCAAGATCGGTGCTTATGCAACATCTATCCCCACACTCAGTGAGGATAAGGCGCAAGAGATTTATTGGGCTTTTCAAGTTCCCTCCTTTAAATAGTAGGTAAAACTTCCTTAGCCAATAGCATCTCGGCCACATTCCGGTAGCCCCCTAGGAAAGAAATTTTCCTAGGGGACATCCTTCTCGGTAATCTATCTATTACTAGATAGAATCCACGCTACTGTTGGAGAGAGTCGTTAAGACTCTCCACCAACAAGCTTTGTGGCGTTCGCATTCGTCGAAGCGGTAAGCCAAGTGGTCAGACCAGTAATGATCTGAACCTGCTCAGCAACCGTAAAGCCGTTTACAGGAACGTCCAGGACGATGTAACAACTTGAGCTTACGCGCAAGTTGGTACCCGTGACCAGAGGATCTGCAACAACCTTCGCGAAGTTGACCCGAGCGGTCCTACGAATTCGCTTACCATTGGTATGCGAAATAACGAGGCCGACCGTACCGTCATCCTTTGTGAAGGATCCGGTACCGATCCCCTGCCCAGTACGCGGAAGCGACTGAGCAGAACCGATCGTGACCGATTGAGGATCCGAAAATGCCATGGCAATCTCCTGACTAACATAATGACCGAACACCTGGACTATCCAGGGTCGGGTTACTACATAACCTGTCCCATATTGCTAGAACAGGCTTCTCGGAGCTTTAGTTAGACCCAAAGCAGCGAGGATGGCCCATTGCGAACTCGTAAAAGAGTTCGGGTTTAGGCCAAATCCGTAAGGTGTCGCCCTGTACCGGATCAAAGTTGTTTCCAACTTTGTTCTGGACCACAGGGAGGGCTCCTCACCCTTAAACTGGATGAGGTGAGTACGCTCTACGCCTCGGATATATTTCCGAGTCATATAGCCGTACTTTAGGACAAGCCCATCGGTTGATAAGAGTTCAGCAGTGCGAAGAGCACGCTGGATGTCTACAAACCAATCGATGAGCCACGACCATGGCATCAGCTCCCACAAGACGCTAGGGTTCAACCTAGTGCCTAGCAAATGGTTAGCCATCTGCTCATACCTTTCAAATCTACTCAACAGGGTTGTCCCTGGAGAAAGTAGATAAGTAAAGGCACCTTTGAACCTAACATCTTGTTGGGTCCACTGGTTAAGTGTGGTAGCTCCGCTCCTTCCTATGGTTCCGCCCTCATAAATGGCGTTCCATGCAGAACTTCCGATATTGAAACTATTCGTTCCAACATCGACCACTCCTCCCGTACCAACGGTAGAAGTGAAAGTACTGTCTATAGGAGTAGACCGCGTACGAATTACTACTTTCCCTGAGTTTTCTTCAAGTGCTAAAAGAGCCTTATTAGCATTGCTAATAGACTTAATTATACTTGTAAGTTCACTCATGAAAGGCAGCCATCCAAACTGGATATTGAGGTATTCATTTCCCAAACTTCGGAAAAATCCACTTCGATAACTCAGCATTTGGATAAAGGCTGTCCCAGGAATTTGGGCAAAGCCCTCCCTGGCTAATTCAGCAAAGGATTGTAGTAGATTTGCACGTGGGACAGTAGGCGCTGCGGATGTAATGAATCTTTGCCCCTGTACAGTTTCATTGAAACTGGGAACAGAAGGTAAGGTCATCGTCCCTCTCGGAATTATATATCCCGATAGAGCGTACGCATTACCACCAATGGACCAAGCTTTGGTTTTTGACCTGGCAAGATCCACTGTTTTGGTGGTAGTAAACGTATGTCCGGTGTCTCCAGGATGTTGAAATGCCCATGAGCGATCGCCCATGAGAAAGTTCAATTGATTCTGGCCAGTCAAAAGACTGGACGTGTCCAGATTACCAGTTCGAAAACTGGTAGTCGTCTGAGAAGTCCGAAGATCAGAGATTACAGAACTAGGTGCTCCTCCGTTGAATAAGACGAAACCATCAGTGTCATAGACACTTGGATCTCGTTTTATTTGTCCGGGGTTTAGCAATCTAGTTTGTGTAATATAACCTTCGGCCATGATAGTCGTTCCTTACGGTTTGCGGTTAAACCCTCGGCGGAACTGCCCTGCAGAACCGAGGGTGGAACGCCGAAGCGCGATGCATAAAGCACCAGGGAGCCCCTAAGGGGGC